TTATTCCCATTCTTCAATACATTCCACATTCCCGGTCACGTCTTTAACCCACTTATACAGCAGCCTCCGCATACGGCTGCTTGGCAGATACAGCCATATCTCTTGTCCGCAGCGCAACCTGCTGCGCCATAGCCATTGAACCATAGTTGAGGTAGCAAGAGCATCATTATTAAACTGAATACCGTAAGACTTAAAGTAAGATACTATCTTGGGATTTGGGAAGATATTTATGAGGTAGGCCAGAGCGTAACAGTGACGGTAGGCATTGACGGCGCGAGCATTGTGCGGCACAAAGGATTGCGGACTTTGGAAGCTTTTCCTCCGCAGGGCATCTTTAAAAGCAGACGGAGCCGACCAGAAACGGCAGATGGCGGGCGCATCACATTTGTGCCTGAAGAAGTTGACGGTGTTGTTTGCTAACTTCCTTATAAGCTTAGGATCGGACTTACTAAACCAACTATGTGATAAGGCAAGTCTGTCGTCGCCGATTGCATTCAACTTATATCCGCTATATAAATGAATGGTGGGCAGCGTTATCCGCGGAGCAACCATTTCATCAGTAAACTCACAATTTAACCCATCGACGTGCCGCACACCTATGTAGTCAATGTCTATATCGTTAAGCTGACAATAACAGTACAGATACTGCCCCTCAAACATATACGTTAAAATAGTCACCGACTCAAAAGCCTCAAATACCTCGATAGGCATCATCCACAAGAGGAGCTTGTCTTGGCTGTATGTCACATAGCCTCGCTCTATTTGCTGCCGCAGCTCTTGCCATTGCCCATTATAACGTTTGTCTTTCCAAGTAACCTGCGTAGTCTCGGGATCAATCTCAATAAAGTCCGAAGCTAACAGTGACTTCACATCATTCTTATTGATATCAAGCAGTTTCACTGTATCTACAACCTCGTCCAATATGAGGTGATAATGCCCTTGCCTGATTAACTCTCGGGTCTCTTCTGTATAATAATAGAACAGGGCGTGCGTACTTGCTATGTTGATGCCGGATTTCAGCAGACTGTGCAGCGACTCCAGCTTACCGCCCTCAGCTGTCTGCGGTTGCTGGAAACCACGCTTCTCACATGCCGCGCACACACGTTCACATTCGTTCAGGTAGGGAGTGATAAACATATAGCGCCTGTCAACGCATCTGTCCATCTCGACAATGGCGGCCTGAGTCTTGCCGCTCCCCATAATCGCATCACACACTTTTACTTTCATTAAATCCTCCTTTGTACATACAAAAATATTTTTGTCACCACTTTGGTGACAGAATTTTTAAAACAGGCTTAATTTCAGGGCTTTTTTGACTCTTCTCCTAATATATCAGGACAACTGCAGGTATGGTTGCTCCGCAAACCACGAGGGCATAACGCTATTCGGTTGCACCTAATTGGGAATTATGTGTTGGCTATAATACCATAAGCACCACTTATCTGTCAACATGTATTTGTACGAGGAAGCTTGCTTCCGAGTTAAGCCTCGCGGCGTTTGAGCGCAACATAAAAGGTTAAAGACAGGCCAACTCTGGCTGACCGACAGACTATAGGGTGGGATGATTATTACAATAATAGATATGAACGTGAACTATTTGCTTACGCTTTACAATTATACTCCGCTCAATCGCCGCGAGGCTATATAAGGGGTAGGGAGGAATCTACATCTCGGTGCTCTCGGTAAGGTTATTCGATATAAGTGTGGATTATGTGTGAAAAACGTAGACGATTAGGGGCTTTTTGCTGCGGGGTGGGAATGACGTTGAGTTCGGGCTTGGGATGTGTGAATTTTGGGACGGATGGGAGGGAGAATTGGCGGGTGAGGTGTGGGTGGATGTACTACGCCCGTTTTGTCCCTATTTGCGGGCTTTTCTGGTCAAAAACGCCCCCGGCATACCGTGTAAAAAAATCCGCTATTTTCTACGTTCGGCTGATATTGGGGGGATCGGGGCTATTAAGGCAGGATTAAACTAATAACCATTAGTTAAAATTATCGTTAAACGATAATCCTCCACACTTCATCCACAACTTATCCACATACTTATCCACATTATCCACACCGCCATAACGTGCGCTTATAGCATTGCGACCCCAATATAACGACAAACTGCCTACCCACCACCACCGCAAAGCGGTACAATAGCAGTATCACAATAATAGGCCATCCAATGGGCCGGAAAGCAGGATAAAACCATGAAACACAACAACTACACACACACCACCACCGAACACGCAACTATAATTGCCCGCACGGCATTGCGTACTTGCGCGGCTAAAGCCGGACGCGCCGAAAAGATAGACAATATGCGCGCGGCGTTGGCCGGACGTGACGCGGCTGTAATGCGTATGTATGGCCGTGCAATGGATGATACGGACGCATATGACGCGCTGCGCGTTCAGCCGCTTACCGATGCCGCCGATCTTGTGCAGGTCGCCGCGCTTGCCATTATCGAGTGCGCCGCGCCTTGCATAGCCGCCGCGATAGCCGCCGATACGGCCTATATTCTGCCCGATGCCGTGCGCAAAGTCGCTTATAAAGCCGTACACAAGGCCATATATGCCGCCGCCGTCCGGCCGGCATTACGCGACACATATATTGAAGATATGGCACATACCGATGACGGTATGGAAGTATCCGACCCCGAATATATCAAAGTGACGCGATATTATGACGTGCATGATTGGGCAGACTATGCCGTTACCATGGATATGTTGGAGCAGATAAGGCCGTTACTCACCCGCGCCGAACGTGCCGTATTAAGTTATCGTATGCAAGGGCTGAGCGGGGACGCGATAGCCGCACGGCTGGGCGTATCAAAGCAACGTATAAGTAATATCCGCCGTAACATTCAGCGCATAGCAACGCGCATATGGCCGGACGAAACACGCGCGTTCAAACTGTAAACAAGGCCGCCGCAAGGCGGCTTTTTTTTTATTCAAAATATTTTATGTTTTTGAGTGTACTGCCGTCATTCTCATCCCCCTATAACTGTAAGCGCAAGCAAGCGGCACGAACACAAGCCGCAAAGCAAGCGTTTACACAACGCGGGCGAAAGCGAAAGCAAACGCCTGCAACGTCACGCGCGGGACGTAAAGCCGCGCGGCAAAGCGTTGAGCAAACACGCTTGACTGTATCAGGGTTAGTTACCGCCAACGTGCAAGCATATGTTAATATGCAAGCAGGCAAGAACAGGCCACGCAAGGCGTTCCGCGCCATTGCGTAAAACGGCCCATTACATGGAATTCGTTCCGCGTCTGCCATGTAAGCGTTTGAACCTGCATTGTGTTGAAACGTAAGCGAACACGCGAGGGCAAAAAAATAAGCGTATCAGGCGGGTTATACCTTAACGGGTGTAGCCCGCTTTTGTAAGACTTTTGATTAACGTACTGATTGTTAATCAAAGGGCTTATGCCCTTAATATAACAAGATATTAAGGAGATACAACAATGAATTCAAACGAAATGCGCAAGAACCTTGAAAGCGATATCCAGAACCTGAATGGCCTTATCCTTGAGAACAAGCCCAACGACGAAATTGCAAAGCTGCTGCACGGCGTGAGCGAAAACGTAAGCAAGCTTAATCTCATGGTTATGAATGAGGAATTTTCCGTGCTGCGGGCATCTGATAAGCCCATGTACAACGCAATCATGGCGTTGGAAGTGAGCAAGATAACGTTAGGGCAGGATAAGGAAAACGGCAAGTATATGCTTGTCGACGGGAAAAAGATTATCGACTTGGCGGCGTTCAACCGTTTCTGTGAACCTCAGAAAATCAGTAACGAATCCGGCTGGGTGTACCGGGCGGATAACATGGCTCGTCTGCTGTCCGCTTATGCAACGGCGGAACTTGGCGGAGACTGGAAGGAATTGCTTAACGTGTACCGCATGGATAAGCACACGGAACGTACTCAGGAAAAGAATCCTATTAGCAAAACAACGTTGACGAAAGAGCTCCAGCGTCTGGTGGATGCTATCATATTCGAGGACAATGGCGAAGAAAAGAACATTTATAAGGTAACGTCTCAGGATATCGCCTTTATGGTGCTGACGGCGTGCAAGGCAGGCAAAAAGCCTAAGACTGTGGCTATGCCTAAAGGAAATACCATAATCAAACTGGTTGTGCAGGTTATCAACCGCGTCATAACCGGAACGTCCTATGAATCACTGTACGAGCGCAATAAGTAAATCGTATTGCGTTTTATTCCTAAGCGTGATATGATAAGCGCAAGGGTATGGCCTTTCGCTTTTTAACCGATAGTTTATGTGGTAGTGGGCTATCGGGGTTGTGTTACACGGAATGTCATACCCCGTCATAAATCATAGATTAAGCCTCGCGCAATGGTGTGCGGGGTTTGCTTGTATGATTTGGAAAAGCCTTGCCTTATCGGGCGCGGTATGGTAAGCTTTTACATAAACGCAAGAAGGAGGAGAGGATGAAGGAAATCATAGATATTACGCCTATGAGCGACGAAGAACGCTTCTGGGCGTCTATGGAAAAAGCCTTAGAAGCAAAAGCTAAAGAAAACGCAAAATCGCTCTGGGCTGTGAATAAGGAAAGATATAATGATATGCACAAGGCTTACGATTTGCTCAAGGAAATCGTAACCGAATACGATGAGAAGGCTACATTTGAATGCCAAATGAACGATATTTTCCCTGATATTGGTGAAATAACTGTATATTGTACGGATTTAACCGTAAGAGTATATAGCATGGATGCCATGAGGGAAGTAATGAACCTTGTGGACAATTTTGAAATCGTCCCCACAACGGATGACAGAATCATGATAGGATTGACATTCCTAAACGTAATGACCAAAAGGAAATAAACACAGAACTCAATTATGGGTCACGCAACGGCGTGGCCTTATTTTTATGCTCGTAAACGTAAAACCCAAGGAAACATATTGGTTCTTTGGCGCAAGATTCGCAAATCAGGAGGAATAACAAAATGTCTAAATGGGAAATCATGCAGCGCGTGGCAGATACGCGCAAGGAAATCGAAACGTTTGCGCAAGACTGGGCGGACGTGCCGGGCGGAACACGTAATCCGCTTGCCATGGCCGACTGGGAAAGACTGTGGCGGCAACTGGATGAGCTGTTCGCGGCCTTGCGGGGCTGTGCCGTGGCATAGGAGGAAAACCATGCAGAAAATCATAACCAATAAGATTAGGTGTAAGAAGTGCGGGGACGTAATCGAAAGTGAATACACCCACGACTTCAAGATGTGTAGGTGCGGCGCTTGCGCCGTGGACGGGGGGCATGACTATTTGCGGCGACTGGGAAACCCCGATGACTGGGAGGAGTTGAGCGAAACCATGGAAGAACCCGACTTAACGCTGGAGGAATTTCAGGCCAAACTGAAACGCCAGCAAAGCGTTGATAAAGCCTTGGCCATTCTGCTAACGGCAACGGACGGCGTAAATAAACCATTTCAAGATGCGCTGGACGAATATGTGGCAGGGGAAATCACATTGGACGAGTTAGAGGCTCGTGTAGATAACTTAGAATTCTTGGACGCTTAACAGTGTCTTTTTTTTTATAAGGAGAGATATATGAAACACTATAAGCTCCGCCCGTACAGCGTGGCATGGTACGCGGTGCAAACGGCAGGGATCGTCTTTTTAATCGTCACATGGTATATAATATTCGTGCTCATCTCAGCTATGTAACAACAGAAAGGAAAAGTGAATATGAAAGAGTATATTTGTGCGAACTGCGGTGCGGTAATCGAAGACGAAGAAGCAATGATAACGGCGCAGGATGGCAAAACGTTTTGTAGCGAGGAATGCGCCGATAAGAAGGACTATGTGCAGTGCGAGCACTGCGGGGAATGGACAGATGACTGGATAGAGACAATCGATGCCAGCTGCTTTTGTAGCAAGGAATGCGCCGAAGAAGCGGGTTATTACAAGTGCGCGGACTGCGGTGACTGGGAACCTAACTGTGTGGAAGTGCCGAACCAAGGCATGGTGTGCAGATACTGCCGCGAGCATGGCTCCTATCATCAGTGCGAGGATTGCGGTGATTGGTGCCGTGATTGGGATATGCGCTGCGATGATAACGGAATATGGGTATGTGACTGGTGCTATGATGAAGGCTGGTATACCTGTGACAACTGCGGATGCTTGGTACGTGCTGATGATGTTCACGACATCGACGGTTGCCATTACTGCGAAGACTGCGCGGAGGAAATGGAATCCGCAACTATTCACGACTATTCGTACAAGCCAGACCCAGACTTTTATGGGAAGCGGGAGGATTTCACCAACGGTACACCGCTGTATATGGGCGTGGAGCTGGAAGTGGACAAAGGCGAAAACCCGGGAAAATTGGCCGAGGAATTGCAGGACAATGTGGCGGAAATCTACTGCAAGCATGACGGCAGCCTCGAGGATGGCGTGGAAATTGTGTCCCATCCCTGCACACTTGCCTACCACATGGATGAACTTAACTGGGAATGGATACGGAAGAAATGCTGTGAGTACGGGTTCACATCACACGATGCCGGAACGTGCGGCCTGCATGTACACGTCAACAGAGATTTCTTTGGCAACACCCAAACTGAAATCGACTTGAACATCGCCAAGGCTGTGCTGCTGGTCAATCGGTTCTGGGAATCACACATGATACCGTTCAGCCGCCGCACGGAAGAACAGCTAAACCATTGGGCAAGCAAGAACGAAATCACGCTGGAGGATGATGACAACGATGCCACACTTGCCAACAAAGCGCGTGATCTACGCAACAAAGGCCGATATTACGCCGTCAACCTAAGAAACGACAACACGATAGAGTTCAGACTGTTCCGAGGAACGCTAAAAGCAAGCACATTCAACGCAACACTTCAATTCGTAGATACCCTTTGCCGATTTGCTAAGAAACTAAATATCAACGACATAAATAAAACCACATGGGAAGATATATTCCGCGACGTGGATTACCCAGACCTTATTGACTATTTGACCAAGAGAACAACATTCCATAGACAACAGGAGGCAGCATAATCATGTGCATTATAGTAGTAAAAAAGGCCGGCATAGCAGCACCCAGTGATGAAATGTTCGAGAATATGTGGAACCATAATCCGGACGGCGCAGGTTTCATGTACACGGCCAACGGCGGCGTGTGCATCGAGAAGGGATTCATGGAATACAAAGACTTCCATAAGGCATACAAGAGCGTAGAGGGCAAAATAGACACTGTGCAGACGCCTATGATATTCCACTTCCGCATAACCACACACGGCGGCACATCGCCTGAGAACACACATCCGTTCCCTGTGACGGACAATCTGAGTATGCTGCGGAAACTCATGTGCAAAACCAGCCTGGGTGTGGCGCATAACGGCATACTGAGCGTGCAGCCGAGGAGCGGCATAAGCGACACGATGGAATACATACTGACCCAGCTCAGCACCATGAAATGCATCAACAAGCACTTCCCGCGGGACAAGTATTTCCGCAAGCTGATAGAAAACGAAATAGGCGGCTCACGGCTTGCATTCCTCGACATGGAAGGTAACATCAGCACCGTGGGGGACTTCGTGACGGACGAGCAAACCGGATTGATGTTCAGCAATACGTCCTACAAGATATCGAAATACTGGACTCCGACCAAGAGCGTGTGCGACATTTTTGACCTTGGCGGCACAGTAACCCTTGACGGCAACAAATACAGCGACTACGGTGAGTTTTACGTGGATAAAAAGGGAAATGTGTATGGCTACAACTGGGAGGATGACATGCTCTATCCCAGCGAGCGGGCAGAGTTGGAGAGCGGAGCCAAGTACGATTCAAAGCTGGCCGAGCCGATGCCGTATTGCATGGATATCAGCTTTGAGGAACTGCTGGACTACGAGGATGAATACGATAGTTGCTATTGGTGTGGCGAGATAAAGCGCAAGGATAAGCTGGAACACACGGAAATAGGTATGCTGTGCGAGGATTGCATGGCAGAGCTGGAAAGGTAACAATGACCAAGGAATTTGAAACACGAATACAAAAAGAGAGGATAATTGATACCAAGATTTATCGTTATGTTTATGAATGCGACTTCGATAAGGCTGTAATTAAGAGGTTGCCCATAAGGGAACTCGATACCACAGCGGCACTAACAGATTGGGAAATCGTTAAGATATACAGGTGAGGTGATATAATATGGCTAACAAACAATTCTATGCGGATGAGATATACCGCAACGAAAACGGCGAGTTTTATACCGGCTTGGCGCTGGAACACAACGAGTGGCTCAAAGATAGATATAAATTTGAAAAGGTGGCAGATCCGTACACGACTTGTAGGGGCAAGACTGTGCGTTGTGAGTACAGCCAGATATTCTATCCAGACAGCAATATGTTGCTTTGCAACGAGATTGCGAGTGTGGATGGAAACCTGTATGACAACATTGAGAACGGCGAGCTGTGCCGCTACTACGATGCCGACGGCAACGAGGTGGACGCGGATGACGATTGGGAGAATGAGGAGCCAATAGAAATCTACCAGTATTATCTGATTGACCGCGCCACGGCAGAACGGCTGAAGGAACACACGGACGAAATCATATTCTACTGCGAGATGCTTGACCTGTGCGTGCTGGGTGTGACGCACTGGGGCACCGGCTGGGATTATGTCGAGACGGACTTTGTGTATTAATGGGAGGGGAACGATACGATGAGAACAATATATTTACTGGAGCGCATTAAAGATAGTTACGACTGGCCTAAAGGAGCAAGGATATGGGCAGACCAGCCGTGTGCCGGTTGGCGTGTAGTAGGAACAATGCGTGTGAAATCTTAGGGGTGTGTTGAATGAATAACATAGAGCAAGCTTATCGTGTCATTGGTAAACACATTTATACGGCGTGTTTGAGGTATGGAGGAGATAAAATCATAGTTATAATTGCCAACACAACGTCTGAAGCCGAAGAAAAGGCACAGGAGTATTTTGGCTTATCGTGTGTATCTGTAAGCAGGGTGTATGGGACAAACGATGCACAAGTTTATGAGGTGTGATTATGCAAAAGAGTAATTGGATTTGTATAGACATAGACTACGCTCGATTCCGCAGGGAAGCCCCCGAAAAAGGCAGTAATGTCTTTGAATTGGCGCAGGTAAATGCTTATGGCGACATGTATCGTGTCGCTCATGGGTTTGTTTATCTTGATATGGATGTAAATGAATGTAAACGCGAAATATTAATCTCCTTTTATGGATGGAGTGAAGATGATATTCATAGTGATGAATTTTCAGGCTTGCTGGCAGAGGCAGTCTTTGAAATGTCTGCGCCTGAATATGACACTAACGATGTATATGACTCTTTTGAAACGGCGGCAAAGGCGTTGGGCGAACTCATTGGTGTAGATATAGAAAAGTGAGGAGTAACAAAAATGGGAAACGTATTAAGTTTTAGTAACGCAAAGGAAATGAACGGGGTAGTGAAAGTATATAGTGTATACGGTCTTATTGGCGAGTATCAGCGTATGCATCCTAACGGGCACTTTTTTGACAGAGATACACTCAAATTCTTTGGGGAAACGGTAAGCTCCATGCGGCTGTTGAAGGGAACTGTGAAAGTGACAGATAGTATGGGCGAAGAACATACTTGTTATGTTCTCAGCAGCTTGCAAAAGAAACACCCAATGGGGCCGCGCCGTGCGTACCATCATTTTGATGTGGAAACACTGGAACATGTTGTGAAGTAAGGAGGGGGTAAAATGGATGCAAACCGTAAAGTGTACGCACGCCAAGTGCCGTGGGAGTGGCAGAAAAGCCCGTGGGATGACGAACAGCTCAAGATAGACAAGGCCGCACTGTACGGCAACAGGTCATACGGAAGATACGTTTTTGATGAATTCGAGCAGGTGGTAAAAGCGCTTGAGGAGATGGATTGGGGCGATGTTGGTGATGACCGCCCATACAGCACCGAACAGGAAATGCTTTTGGATTATGTGCCGCCTGTAGGCAGGGATTCCTACACCGATGAGGAGATCAAGACGTGGAAGTTCGCATCTCAGATGTATAACCCAAACTATGGCCGCAATGAACAGTGGGGAATCTGTATGGGCCTGACATTGATGCTGGGCAAGGAATATGACTATAAAACCCTGCGCGGCTCATGCCAAAGCGATTGGATTTACTTCATCTATCCGACCGACCTGTACGATGACGAAGCGGTTCGCCGCCTCGAAACGGAGTTCTTCAATACCGGCGAGGAATGGATAGTGCATGACGAGGATACTGTACCGGAGTGCGCCGAGGATGTGCAGGGATATAGCTTCTACGTTTATGACGAAGCTCGCAAGGAAATAGCGGAGGCCGAGGGCGTTGACCCGAAGGACGTGGTGCTATGGGAATACGATGGGATGCGGCAGGTGCCGAAATATAAAGCGATTTAAGGAGGAATAGGCAATGAATTATGAAATTCGCTCGTATAGTGCTTACGATAATTGGACAGTGACGACAAATTCAAAAAATGTTTCTGATATTATGAGCAAAATGGTAGAACGTGCTGGTCGAATATGTGAACGGTATGCCAGTGACATATTTTACGGCTTGTCTGATTATGACTATGCCGTACAAGCGGCAGAAAAATATGATAAGGTACTGTGTTTTCGTGAAAACGGTATAAACACTTGGGGTGTTCGTGATGATATGATACACAACACATATATTTCTTCAGACTTCATTCAATATTGGCGATTGAGATGGAATCCGAATACAGAGTATGGGTCTTTTGTCAGAGTAACCTTGCGTCCAATCAAGGAGGAATAGGAAATGAATACAGATACATCAACTGCGAGGTTGATTGAAGCTGTCATCGACTACTGTGCGGGAGTATGGAACGATAGTGAAATTATAGATGTGCTAACAAACACTTTTGGTATGGACAAAAACGATTTTATCGACGCCGGTTATGAAAATTTCATCCAACAGTATTGGGAGGATTAAGCGCCAATGGACAGATATGACAACAACACTACACGGTTTATAAAGGCGATGGACAGATATATTCTCGAACACGCCAAGAAGCTCATCACTGATTTTTGTCTGAAAGAATATAACTGCGAGGGTGATTTCAGTAATTTGGCACACATCAGTATTGCTTACACCTACACTTCTGACGAAGAAATCCCTATTCAGATTGTCGTTGACCTCGTGCATTACGAAATGAAATGCTATTTAAGCGGCGAACTGTTTCGGACGCGGACATACGATTCGCTTGGCGATTTGGCGGCTGCCGAATTGGAATACTTGAATTTTGATGAGTTGGTGTCGTTGACACACTGGGAGGAGGATCAAATTATGGATTATTATAGTGAAGTTGCATTAACGCTTAAAAAAGCGGACGCTTTGGAATTGATAAGGAAAGCAAAAGAGGATAAAAGCAATGCACAATCATGGATAGCGGCAGCGGATAGTATTATTGACCAAGATAAATATGTTACCTTTTATTGGAATCAGGTAACGTGGTATGCCGCATGTTCTTCGGTGCAGTTCATCACAGACTTTTATCGTGGCTTAGACGAGTATAGTTTTAAGCGTGTTGGTGAAGATTGTGGGGACGTCGAAATTGATTGGCATGGCGACTACAGTGATATAAATGAGTTGTCAGACGTGTGTCAGTGTATTGAAATCGCCCCATGCGGCAAACCGTTATACGTGCCTGACATTAAGGAGAAGTAGTAAATGACAGCGTATGATACGCGAGCTTTGGCCGGGTGAATATTAAATCAGAAAGGAACCGAACTATGTTTGAAAATTATCTTTGTATCAATGGTAAGAAAACGGAATTGACTGACGAGCAGATGCGGCAACTTGGCATAACGCCTGTTGAAAGTGAAATAGCGAGAATGTCTCGTATTTCTAAAGCAGGAGAAGCGGCAGATTACTATAATGTACACGACACCATTACAATAGATGGAATCAAATTTGAGATTGTGGGAATTGGGCATGATATAGATGCTTTAACCGGACAGTATAACACTATAACGTTAAGGCAGGTAGATCATCTAAAAAAGAGTCGCATAGATCCCTGTCCTTGTCCTGAGGGATTTGCTGCCTCTGAACTGGATATATCTCTTATAAAATCGCCCCAAAACTGGATTCCTGAATCCATACTACCTTATGTGCGTCACGTGGCGAAAAAATATGTAATGCATAATAGTCGTATTAAAGTTATGGATCGCAAACTATGGTTGTTTTCCGAAAGCGAAATGTTTGGCAGTGCCATTTATTCACTTGCCGAAGATGGTAAGCGGTATGAGGCATTCGCAACGAGTGAGAACAGGGTTGCCTATGACGGGAATGGCTCCGCTTTTTCGGTTTGGCTACGTTCTGCATATGCCAACCACTCCAATTACTTTTGTGTGAGTAGCGCGATTGGGAGCGCGACCGCTGTCAATGCCGGTTGCTCGTTTGGTGTGGAGTTGGGATTCTGTGTTTGATATTAAATCTCGTTTTTGAGCGATTTCGTATTTTACATGACCAAATTATCTACAAAACAATAAAAACGCCGCAGAGGGGCTATTTGGGGCTCTGGTGGCACCTGAGGAGGTACAACTATGTATTTTGAATTTTATCCCAAACGGCTGATTGCGTGGATTATCGTTATCGTAATACTTACGCTGTTATCGAACTGAGGAGGAAGAAGCGATGTTCCATTTAATGGCATACAACAAAGATCAAGATAGATATGATGAATGGCAATCCGGGACGCTTCAGGAGGTACAGGCAGAGGCATTGTTTTGCCGGGACTTGCTGCGAAGCGATGACTTGAGAGATGCCAGTGGTGAACCATATGATTGGATGGAAATATGGGATGATAATGGCACGAGAGATATCATAACCACAGAGCATATATATACGACATGTTTGAAGAAATAGAGGAGGAAAGCAATGGGTTATTACAGTGATGTGGCGCTGACATTGCGCAAGGAAGATGCTCTGGAACTGATAAAGCAGGCGAAAGAAAACGAGAAGGTGTGGCCATATATGTATATGGCGTACATTGCAGACCAAAACGAATACGTTACTTTTTATTGGGAGTGGATAAAGTGGTACGATGATTACGAAGGGATACAGTTCATTACCGCCTTTTATCGCAATCTGGCTGAATATAGCTTCAAACGAATAGGTGAGGACAACAGCGATATCGAGGAAGAGTGGAACGGCGATGATGACAACATAGTTTATAAAGTTCAGATAAAGCGACACTTCAACATAGAGTCGAGCGAGCTGAAAACAACTAAATGGATAACGGCTGACGCAGCTATTAGAATCGCTAATAAGCGGGCGGAGGGCGAATAGATGGATAGAAGCTGGATTAAAACTGATAACGGCCAATGGATGCGCTGCAATGACTGGGATAAGTTAGAATATGAAATGATACAAATCATTCGCATCGACAATCCGCTTAAATACTATATATACCACAAGGCGGTAGTGCTCCGCCGTGTCTGTTATAGTGACATAGAGTTCGCTGTTGAAGTGTTTGGCCACACAATGAGTGAGTTAAGGGTTGCGTCTAACACAGACGGGTATAGCATCATGGCGCAGTGCTATTTGATGTGTTATATATTTAATGGCAACAACTTGATAGGCGAAGTCGATTCCTACGACGAGGCGGCTAAAATCGCTGAGAAATGGATGGAGGAACACTAAATGACCGACAGTGAATACATATCCGCCTTAAAACTGCTCATAGATTCCGCCATAAGTGTCGGCAGGGACTGGCTCTGGAATGACAGCGACATCATGGATACGCTGACGGACGAAAAGGGATTCGGGCTGACATACGATGACTTTGTTATGGCGGGGTTTAAGGAGATGGCAGATGAATATTTTCATTGATACAGAAGCGATGCGGTTTGTGACCGAAAAGGAACTGCGGCAGGAGTTTGAGCTGCTCAAGCGGGAGCAGCCGGAAGAATATGATTACACCTTTGAGCAGTACATACAGAACTGCACAAGCAAGAACGGCACATTGGAGGAAGTAAGATGAAACTGTACGTCAGTTCTGCCACGGGCAGTATATATGACGAGAACACCCTGCGCGAAAGCTTCTTTATGATGCGCAACGCCGCGCCGAGGGAATACGATTACGGTTCCAGTGAGTACATCCGCAGAATGGTGGAGGACAAGCAGGAGCTGTATGAGCTAACGCCGGAGCAGATGATGAGCATAATGGTGTCGTTGCTGGCGGCAAACAAGCGAGAACAAGCAAGAGAATTAGCGGTAGCATGGAGGGCATAGGCAATGCCAAGTAACTTATTACAATTCAAGCCGCGAGTGGTGGAAACGCCGTACATACTCATCTGCACCAAGTGTGGAGAGGGAAACGAAGGCACGGCGAATTTCTGCTCACATTGCGGCAAAGCGTTAAGGCCGCAGTTGCGCAGCACCAAGCAACAGTACGCGCCGCTGACTAAGCACACAAAGGTTCCGCTCAAAACAATGGCCGAGATAACCGCCATGGAACACTCTTTGCAGGACACCAAGCGCAGGCGGCTCGCGTACAGAAATTTGGTTCTGTTCCGGCTTGGGTGCAACGTTGGATTGCGTGGCGGGGATTTGGTGCAGCTCAAGGCCGGGCAGTTCATTGGCAAGGACAGCAGCCCCAAGGATACGGTGTATGTTATCGAACAGAAAACCGGCAAGGGTAGGGAGTTAAAGATAAGTGATGAGGTGGCGGCAATGGTCGCCCAGTACACGGATGATATGCATCTGGCAAGCGAGGATTTCCTGTTCGGCTCACAGAAGGGAGGATGCCTGACCCGCAAAACGCTCAACGATGACATAATCGTTCCGGCAGCGGTGCGGCTGGGGTGGAATCCGCTGCTGTATGGCAGTCACACCATGCGCAAGACATACGCTTATCGCTTCTACACGCAGGCACAACACCTGAGTCAGGAACGTGGGTATAGGGCGCTGTCTATGCTCTGTAAGGAATTGGGGCATAGCAACGAGGCCATAACGCTTTGCTACATAGGTATCGAGGCAGAGGAAATCAAAGAGATATGTAACCTGTCGGCAAAGGATTATGATTGGGCTTTTGCACAAGCCATCAGAGATGAATTATGGGAGGAATAGCGCATGACAAACAAAGAAAAAGCAGTTGGCTACATGAAGGATTTAGGGATATTTGATGATGCTATCAAAGCGTTTGAGACAGATGATATTGTGTTTTTCTCTATCAACGGATTTATATACCGCCTAACTCCACAGATGCGGCAGACTATTTCTGAAATTGAAAATAAACTGCATGGCGATGCGGTTATTTGGCACGTCATACACGGCAAATATAAAATGTGCGATGGCAGCGAGTTGAACATGGATACGTATCTACTGGCGACATCTGAGTGTGCCGACGCGCTGGATAAGTGCGAGAACGAAGGCTATTATGCGTTCGCTTTTGTGAACAACATAGATGCGCCGCAGGATTCGGAATTTGGTGATGTAGTTATAGCGGAAAGGTTTGGCGGTCTATACCGCGTATGTTAACTGAGGAGGAAACGCTATGCGCTGTGGGACGCGAGTGGTAGCAACAGATTGTGGAGTACGTGTTGGAACTGTTGTTGGGCACGTATGGGGCAGTGGAGAGCTTATGGTGCAGTGGGATGGAATGAAGGGCACAGCATCGGTAGGCAAGCAAACAAACTTGCAGATAGTAGGGTTCGACCCATCTAAGGGAGATAAGCGCGATGTGTGGCGCAAGAAAACAATTTTGGAAAAGTGGTTGATATATTCCGCGTAATATGGTAAAGCAAACTAAATGTAATGCACAATGGAATATAAGGGAGGAAACGGCTATGAATAACAAACGTAGGAAAGAATTGCGCAGGGCTATTGAGATTATAGAAACAGCGCTGGATATAGTAAATCAAGTTAAGGACGAAGAAGAAGATTCTATGTGCAACTACCCTGAGAACCTACAGGGAACGGAAATATATGAGAATATGGAAACGGCTGTGAACACCATGGAGGATGCTGTATCTAATATAGATGATGGCATAAGCTCACTGAATGAGGCCGTAAGCCTGTTGGAGGAAATTCTATGACGGATGTGCCGTTTGATTCATTAGAGTCGTTTATAGCTGAGTATTATCGTCACAACCCTGACGGGCACTACTTCGACCCGGAGATGCTGAAGTATTTTGGGGAGGACAAGGCGCTCATGCGGGTAATAAACAGGGCGATGACGCTGGCCACGGATATGTTCGGCAATGGCCCGTTCAAGCCGTACTATGTGCTGGTGCGCCCGCCGAAGGTCAAATACCAAGTGGAAACGTGGGACTGCGTTTTGTTTGATGCGGAGACTTTTCGCCCGACAACAAGCGAATTTACACCCAGAACAGAGCGGCAAGAAGCTGTTCAGAATGCAGTCAAGCGTGAAATCTGGTTAAGTTAGGAGGGAAAACGATGATAGCAGGAGCATTAGCAACTTTATTGGCAAGCGGCGCTTACTTTGCGGCGGACAGCATCAAGACGAACGCCAACATATACCGCAACGCCAATCGTATGGATGACGAGGGCGTATTCTGGCCCACCAATCCGGAAGTGGAGCGTATGTTGCAGCATGACATTCGCAGCCTGTGGGAGACTGGCAAACGCGACTTCATACCGGAGGGGCTGGAAGGATTCTTCGAGGAAAACAACAGCGCAAGAGGGGCTTACTTTGATGCCTTGGCCGCGCAATGTATGCTGGAAAACGGATGCAAGCCCATGGAGGCATGGGGCTCGTTCAATCGGCATACTTATAATTGCTTTTTGCAGTACAACAGATCGTATGGTGCGGATGCAAACGAGTGGCTGCGCATACACAAACCGGAAATCATTTTGGCGCGGATTGAGAGAACTAAGAAGATAATCCATGAAGCGCAGGTGGCCTCGAAGAAGGCGGCGGATAAGAACAAAATAATATTCGCTATTGTCTTGACGCTCTGCTTGAGCCTGATAGTCGTGGGCATAGTCAAAATGGCAATAGTTAAGAACGAGTTGGTAGCGCAGTTCAGCCAGTTGTCCTTCTATCCGCATCCCGATATCACAAAGGCCATCAACGAGTGTGCTCATATGGACAGCGATTACAATGCTGGGGTACGTTATCTGGTTTGGGGCATACTACTGTCCAGTCTGGTGTTGATGATGGGGTTGCCGATGGTAAAAGGCGCAAAGATAACGGTAAAGTTATGA